ACGAAGTACCTGCCATCGGCAAGAAGATCAACGCCTTCTGAGAGCTTGCAGGAGCGGATCTCAGAGTCATACATGGCGATGTGATGCTCGCCACCGCCAGCAGTCATCTGCATGGGGCCATCTGGAACTGTGCCGTTAGTGTCCAGCCATTTGGCCCAGGATGAGTCGCCGCCGTTGCGCGGGTCAACGTCAAAGACAACGATGCCTGAGCGTTCACCGGCTGCAATGCCGATGTTGAAGTCTGGATTCTGTGCCCACCATCTAGCGATCTGCTCTGCGTTGGTGGTAGCGTCTTTGACACCGTGTTGCGTGGCAGGAACCTTGCCATTAGGGACAACAGGGATGACATGCCACCCCCAAGAGGCATACATCAGTGCCGCTTCAGATTTTGTCATTGCGGTCAGCCTTGAGTGCGCCTTCTGTCTTGACCTCCAGTTCGTACTGTCGGCCCATCGGCGGGCGGTCACCCCAAGAGTAGATGACTTGCGGCCAGACCTTCAGTTCTTCTGCCAGTCGCCTGATCCCGCCGTAGTGCTGGATCGCTTCCTGTGTGGTCATTCCGGTTTCCTTGAAAAAACTTGTTGACAGCATAACCGGAACCGGCGTAAGATTCAACCACTGCGCGAACAGACTGTCTGAAGGCGCAGCACGAACCGGAGCAAACGAGATGAACATCGACCAGCAACTGAACGCCTCCCAAGCCCGCCGCATGGCCGCGCAAGACCGCTACCTCAAACGCCGCGAGAAGCGTGAGGCCGCAGCCCTCGAAATGATCGGGCAACTCAGCAGCGGCCAACTCTACATCTGGCCCCAAGGCGGGCACTACCGCGAGGGTTGCATGGCCGACCTGATTGAGTTCCTGATCCGCAACAAGTACGTCTGACACCCACAGCCCCGAGAGATCGGGGCATTTCTGGAGACTCACATGCGCCAAGACAACCAAATGCTCAAGCACCTGAAAGACAGCGAGGAAGCACATCCTGTGCTTGAGTGGATTCTTTGCATCGTCATCGGATGCGCACTCGGTTTCATTCTGACCGCTTTCATCTAAGGAGAACTTCGTGGCAGTCAAACTTCAATCTACCGGAAACATGACTGGAGGCGGCATTGATTTGCTGGTCTATGGTCAAGCAGGCGCAGGAAAGACAAGCCTGATTGCGACCCTGCCAACGCCAGTCATCCTGTCAGCAGAGGCTGGCCTGCTGTCGATTCAGGACGCCAACCTGCCGTTCATTGAGATCAATGGCATAGCCGATCTGCACGAAGCCTACGCATGGCTTACAGAGTCTGCTGAAGCGAAACAGTTCGAATCAGTGGCTCTGGACTCAATCAGCGAGATCGCCGAGGTCGTGCTGAACGCAGAGAAGAAGGCGACCAAAGACCCTCGCCAAGCCTACGGTGCGATGCAGGAGCAGATGGCCGATCTGATCCGGTCGTTCCGTGACCTGCCCGGTAAAAATGTCTACATGAGTGCCAAGCTGGAAAAGAGCCAGGACGAGATGGGCCGGATGCTTTATGCACCTTCCATGCCTGGCAACAAGACAGGGCAGCAGTTGCCGTACTTCTTTGACGAGGTGCTGGCCCTGCGGGTTGAGAAAGATGCAGACGGAAACAGCCAGCGTGCGCTGATGTGTGATTCAGACGGTCTATGGACGGCCAAGGATCGTTCCGGCAAGTTGGGTCAGTGGGAAGCGCCTGACCTCGGAGCAATCATCCGCAAGATTGGCGGTGCTGCATGAACGCTCAGTTGCTGGCTCTGTGCCAAGAGTGGCGAGTCAATAAGGATGTTGAGGAAGTCGCCAAGTCGGAGCGTCGCCGCATTGAGGATGACATCCGCAAACTGGCAGAGATTCCAGAGAATCTGGACGGCACAGAATCGCTGGAGTCTGACGCTTTTGTGCTGAAGATCGTTGGTCGGATCGACCGGAAGGTTGATTCGGACAAGGTGCAGGAACTGGCGGCAGAGCATGGACTGACTGAGCATCTGTCTACGCTCTTTCGATGGACGCCTGAGATCAATATGTCTGCATGGAGCAAGGCAGACGAATCAATCACTCGGCCATTGGCCGGTGCAATAACGGCCAAGGCTGGCCGACCATCTTTCAAACTGATCGACAAGGAGTAACAGACATGGCAGCACTTGGACAAACCTTTGAGGCGGAAAGCCTCCCTCAGTCCACTGGTGGCGGATACGATCCGCTGCCCACGGGCTGGTACAACGCATCAATCGCCTCGGCTGAGGTTAAGCAGACCGCCAGCGGGACGGGTGAGTACATCAAGGTTCGCTATGACATTACCGGCCCGACGCATCAGGGGCGGGTTGTGTTTGGAAACCTGAACATCAAGAACGCCTCGACCAAGGCCGAGGAGATTGGGCGTCAGCAGTTGGGCGAGATCATGCGTGCATTGGGCCTGGCTCGTGTGTCTGACACTGACCAGTTGCTTGGTGGCAGCTTGTCCATCAAGTTGGACATCCGGCCTGCAACCGAGCAATACGGTGCGCAGAACGAGGTCAAAGGCTTCAAGGCGGTTGGCGGCGCGTCAACTGCACCGATGCCTTCCAAGACCGCACCAGCGGCTTCTGGTGGCCGTGGCAGTGCGCCGCCTTGGGCCAAGAAGTAATCAGCAAAAAAACGCCCAGGCATTGCGCCTGGGCTAAATCTTTCACCACAAAGGAGAGACGGGCATGGAAATACCCGAGGCCAAGAATAGCATTCAGGCGCTGATTGACCAACATCATGAGCGACTGCGTGAGGTTGACCAGCCTCGGCCACATCTCGGAGCCTCGCAACTCGGCCATCCATGCGACCGTTGGCTGTGGCTGTCGTTCAGGTGGGCGGTGCTTGAGCAGTTCCCTGGACGCATCCTGCGGGTATTCCGTCGAGGACAGAACGAGGAGGCGCAGATTGTCAGCGACCTACGAGCCATTGGGATGGATGTCAGGTCAACAGGAAACCAGCAGAGCCGGGTTGACTTTGGGTGCCACCTCGGTGGCTCTGTGGATGGCGTGATCCATGCAGGCGTGCCTGGGGCAGAAAAGACCAAGCATGTGGCCGAGTTCAAGACGCACAGCGCCAAGTCGTTTGCTGATGTCGCCAAGCATGGTGTTGAGAAATCCAAGCCGATGCACTGGATTCAGATGCAGTGCTACATGCTTGGCCTGAAGATCAATCGAGCCTTGTATGTGGCCGTGAACAAAGATGACGACAGCCTGTATAGCGAGCGGGTCAAACTTGACGAAGCAGCAGCTGAAAAGGCGATTGCTCGCGGTAAACGCATCGTCCTGTCAGACCGCATGCCTGAGCCGCTGAGTGCTGATCCGAGTTGGTATCAGTGCAAGTTCTGCGCAGGGCATGACCAGTGCTTTGGCAGCAAGACGACTCAAGAAGTCAACTGCCGCACCTGTGCGCACTCAACGGTTAAAGAGGATGGCACTTGGCGATGCGAGAGACACGATGCGGATGGCATTCCTGTTGAGTTCCAGCAACAGGGTTGCGAGAGTCATGTGTTGCATCCTGATCTGGTTCCATGGAAAATGAAGGAAGGCCGCGACCAGTGGACAGCGGTTTTCATGATTGATGGAAAGGCAGTTGCAAACGGTGAACCGGATGCGACTTGCTTTAGCAGCAGGGAGATTGTCGCCAACCCTGTTGCGTGCGCGAATCCAGAGGATTTCGTGCGCCAGTTGCGCGACGACTTTGATGGGGAGATTGTAGGATGAGGCAAATCAAGCCAGGAGATTGGGTTAAACATGAGCGCATTGAGCCTGCGCTGTATGTGCAAAAAGTAGAGGATGGAACGGCGTGGTTACGATCTCCAGGAGCAGATGGTTTGCCATTTCCAGTGTGGTTTGCTTTGCCTGTGCGTGAGCTTTTTTCTTGCCAACACCCTGATGATACGGAGGCATTATTTTGATCTCAATCCTTAACCCCCGATTCAAGTACGTCCCGTCATACAAGACAGACATCCGACGCACCTTCCGACGCGCCAGGCTGCTGGCGAGGATCAGCAAGACCTATGAACTGGCCCGCTAAGATTTACAAGCGCTGCGACAAGTGCTGCATGAAGTGTCGAGA